ATTCCACACATCAAAATACTATCACTGGGCATACGTAATGAGATTGAACCATATCTACTATGATTATATGGGCAATGTGGCGTGCAGTGAGGTATCACAACATCATAACTTAACATTAAATCTGGACCAGTGAGCTCATAATCATCTGTCAGGGCCAAAGGTGGTTCTGGTTCAATTGGTTCCAAAAAAAATGAGTAAATCACAGCCAGACCAGCCACAAATCCATAATTTGCCGGTGTGTCACTCATACCAACATACCTATGATGCAACATATTTTCGTGGATATTTCGCGAATCAAAGGAGAGGTAGTCAAACATATGATCTATATGCAACGATTGGTGCATTGACTCATCGACCACCGAAAAAAGTGCACTGACAATAGCAAAAATATCATCATGTGTATATGACGGTTGTGTTTTTTCAGTCCATTCAAATATTGGAGCCAACAAATGAGCATTTACCAAAAATGCCGTAATATATCCACGCACAAAGTTGACATTTGAGCGTTCTTCGGCTGTACACCTTTTGAATCCATCAACAATGGCTGGAATTGTACGAAGATACAGGCCCGAAGGTCTGGTAACATCACATGTAACCTGGCTGGTCATGGGATGCCTAATTTATAAAATTATGTGTAAAGAGTTAATAGATAATGGCAATAATCAATTTTTATTTATTGGATGAATAAAATAAGTGATCTAAATAATGAAAGTACGATGACACACCAAACAAACCAAAAATATGCTTTCTGGTTCATCAGCACATCTCAACTGCAATCTGGAAAGACTCATTTTGCGTTCACCACATTTAGAACACTTGTATGCATCGGTAACAGCAACATTATTAACAGATTCTTGTTTAGTTCGATAATGTTTAGCTATTTCTGCCCATCTTTTTGGATGTATTTGTTCAGGTGACAAGAAAGCCGTAAAAAATGGCCTAAATTGAGTACCTATAATAGTAGGTAATAATGTTTGATTATCCACATTTTTATCAGTTGTATCTAGGTTCACACAGATGTCATTAAGTTTGTCCATATAAATATTTTGAACAAAGTGATCCTGCAATTTGTTTATAACTACCTGAATTAGTGAAAACTCAAATATTCCTTTTTCAATATCTGCCGCAATATAATCATCAACATATTTTTCTAGTGTTTTCCTTGCAGCATCTCTTTGAAGTAATACAGCAGCTTTTTTTAAGAGAGGGATTTTGATATCACTACTATTCTTTGTCACAAAAAAATATCTACTCAAATATTCTTTTGTCGGATTAAATGTCTCTATTGTCAAACTTTTCATTTGTTCCAAAATTGCAGCACATATTGACTTTGATGTAAACTGATCATATTTTTCGATTTTTTGCATTTATGTATAATACACTATACCTCTAAAGTTTAGGTCTGTTTGTGTGTATTTATCAATTTTTTGATTTAAGAAGACTGGCAAGATTGCCAACATATGTATCCATCATTATTAGATTGTCTTCTGTCCAATCATTTGATTTTATTTTTTGATTATATAAATTTATTTGTAATGTGTATTCATCCTGATTGTCAATATATTCACCAAAATCAATATATACTTTAATAAGATCAAATTGTGTCCCACTAGCATGTTTTCCTATATTTACTAATAATGTATAACCCATATCATATTCTCCAAACCAACATAGTTTAGTGCAACCACTGAAATCAACTAATTCATTTCCAAAAGATGTTGCACCAAAATGTGTGGGCTTATGATACTTAAATAGTTTATGACATATTGTTTGATCAATTTCATCTGTAAGTTCTTTTAAATGTTCAATGTCCATATATGTTGTTACTTAATAATAAATAAATTAAAATGATTTCGCACTGGAATCTTGGGGCAGCAGGACAGCATATTGTTTTCTTTCAGTTGTGTTTGCCTTAATTGTATCATAGTATGCTTTAGGAACCCATGAATGATATGGCATCACATAGCCCTCCTCATCAATAGTTCTCAGTTTGAACAAATCAAAACCAAAATTAGATGGTTCATATCCAAATCCAACTCGATAAACTCTCTTGAGATCATCCATTGTTTTTAAATATCTTACATCAACCTTAGCATAAGCATCTTCAGGAAGACCTTGAGTATACACAAGAGGATGAAATAATTTGTCATTCAGATCCTTTGCACCAAACATTTTATTGATCTGGTCTGGACTGCCACCAACATAGAACATGCCGCCAAATGTCTTGATATGATTATTGTAATATGCCATATGTTTCTTTTCAGTATCTGTGAGTAGAACACCATATCCTCTCATTCTGTACTTATTAATAATGTCAATTGGATCCCTAACTCCAGCAAAATATTTGTAATCAATATTAATGCCTGTCATCATGGCAGTAATACATGATGGTAACATATAGACATTGTCTCCCTGATAATATGCTCTAACACATGGCAGATGGAACCTGGCAACAACACCAAAGAAATCAACTGTTTTGGATCTGAATAACTCAATTGGTTTCAACATCTTTTTTGACTTGATCTTGAATTTGATATTTTCACCAATCTTCATGACCATAAAGTTTTTATCATCTGGAACCTTCTTGTCATCTGTTCTAAAATCATTGATGTAAAAGCACATGTCACTATCCAAAATATTATGATCTATTTTTGTTTGTTCATATGATGCCAAGTGAACATTCATATCCTTAATTGATGATAATTCCATATAATTCTTAATGAATGGATGTGTATCTTTCTTATTGCGTCGAATCCAATTGTTATGTTTTGCCTTATTCTCAATATATGTCAAGTACAAATATTCTTTCATCTCACTAGATGAAATATTTTGCACCATTTGATCAGCTGTCCATTGGTTATAAAAATGAGCTCTAACATGATCACCTTTTTCAACAAAGAATTCTTTGGTCACTACAACAGCCATTGTCTTAATTGGTTCAACCTCAATATCATCATCTGTTCCTCCAATATTAGCCTTGATTCGAGCTATCACATCATTCACTTTATCTGTAAATCCAAAAATTGACAGATCATTACACATTAGGTCAATATCAGAATCGCCATAATAGTGATTAAAGTATGATAACCATTTGTCTTCTTTCTTTTGTCCACTGTTTGACACAACAGAAAGAAGAGGAGGATTTTTATGAAGACATGCTGTAATAACACTTCCAGAAACTGCAAAATACTTCCAGTCAATACCCTTGAAAAGATCCTTATTTGTATCTCCAGCTGTGAACAAATTGAATCTCCACTTGAACTCCTCCAGATTGCATACTCCATAGCCATCATGTCCATCAATCTGCGGGAGACTCACACAGTTATTGACTGGATCCATTAACTTGTGATTGACTAGGATAGTCAGATATGGATTTTGTGTTAGATCCTCAAATATTGTTGGAAATGTAGGCAACTTGCTAGCAGTATCAATATCAAATACAAATCTGCTTCCCTTCATTGATTTTGTCTTGAAAATGCATTCCTCAACATAAAAACATAACCATGCATATCCAAACAAATATTTATATACCGGTGCATATTTCTTGAACAATGGTGCCATCTTTTCCAGTACCTTTTGATTGTTGACAACCATATGACAATATTCTTTGGAAACAACCAATGAATTAAATGCATAGTACAGTTCCTCTTCATCATCAATTGAACAAATTAGTTCTGTAATGTCTTCAGTTTTTACCTTCAATTCACTTGGATCAACTGTTGCATAGTATGTTCTTTTTCCAGATGATGACAATGCATCATAAATATCTGTATAAACACCTTTTCTATCTATAAAATTGAGATAATCTGTGTCTTTAGTTGGTTTTCCTGCCAGAACATCAATTACTTTTTCAATATCTTCATTTTTGCCATTAATTTTTATCTTTTTGTCAACACATGTCTGAAATTTACTGTTTGAACCACGGTATTCAAATCCTCTGGAAAGAAACACTTCTGACATATTAATATTGCAATTTTTAGGATTACACCAGAATTGTGTTTCACGCAGTTCACTCAGATGATTTGATAATTGTTCAATAACTGGTCTCTTGTAACTTTTGTTGTAAAATGATGTAAGGGACAATATACTTTGAATATTCTCAATACCAAACTGTTTATCATACAGAGACACATTAATTTTTGCTGTTGTTTCTGTCAATTCAAACATTGGAATGATAATTTCTGTATTTTCAAAATGGTGTTCTCCAAACATTGCCTTTAAATATTCTCTATTGACAATGTTTGCAGTATTTTTATAACTAAAATTTCTTAAAATGTTCATACTTGTTTCAATCAATGCAAACATACCACTGATTGTTTTCAGTGTTGCCATTGTGGTTGTGTATTTGTAAATGTCATAGAGCTTGTCTGATAACCTAAATTCATCTTTCATACAAATAACAAATGCCCTTTTATATGTTTTGTAAAGTTCACCATCTGAAAGCTTGCTAACGGACCCCCCGTCAAGTCCAACAAAAAATGGATTGATGCATTCATCAGATTTGAGTTTTGTTTTGCCATCAATTATCTTAACAGACATGTCGGTCAAATTGACCCCAAAGTTAAAGGAATCATCGTCATCTGTACATAGATATGTTGACATGGTTTGATGAATTTAGAATAATATATATTGCAATTGGGGTTATTTTTTCAATTTTTTTATTGATAGACTCTGTTTTTCACTTCATTATTAATGTTTTTATTGGGGCTGGCAAGCAACAATAAAAAAATTGATGATGAAGTGAAAAACTGGGCTATCAATAAAAAAATTGATGATGCATACAGTCTCAATTATATCATAACAAATAAAAATATCTATACACCATTTGATGGAACGGGCCAAGTACGAAATTCAAGATGTTATTGAGGGTGATAGTACTGAATTAGACATGAGTGAATTTGAACTAACTAAAATACCAAAAAACACATTTGTACTGATGCATAAATTGATAACACTATCACTGGCTTCAAATGAGTTGAAATCTTTGCCTGCTAAAATTTTTGATCCATTGGTTCTTCTAAAAAAATTGGATTTATCAAGTAATCATTTGACCCAGTTACCTAAAAAAATTTTTGATTCTCTGGTTCTTTTGGAAGACCTAAATTTTGGAAACAATCAAATATCACAATTATCACCTAATTTATTTGCGTCATTGAGCAAGCTTCGTGTATTGAACATGAATGACAATAAACTAAAAAACTTACCTAATGAAATATTTTATCCACTGATCAACCTACGATCATTGAGCATGGGTAATAACTGCATTTCTAGCATGTCGGCTGATATCTTTGCACATCTTGAATTTCTTGAACGTTTAATCATAATGTACAATCATCTGACTGTTATACCAGAAACTATATTTAGTCATCTCACTAATCTTCAAGTATTGTGTATCAATGGCAACAAATTATATGTTCTGCCCGAAAAACTGTTTGCATCATTAAGTAATCTATCAACACTATTTATTGGTGACAATCAAATTACCAATTTATCAGAAAAGATATTTGGTTCACTGATCAATCTGAAAAAACTTTTTATGCCTGGCAATAACATCGTTTATTTACCAGACAAACTATTTGCACCATTGTGTAATTTAGAACGATTGTATATGTGGGGTATGCATCTTTCCTATTTGCCAGATAGTATTTTCAGTTCATTGTTTAAATTAAAAGAACTTGATTTGAGAAGCAACAGTTTTTCTGCATTGCCAGAATCATTATTTACACCATTGAATACATTGGAGATGTTAGTGCTAGACAATAACTATTTGACTACTTTGCCAGACAATATATTTGTCCCATTAACTAATCTGAATTATCTTTCTTTGTATAATAACAAGCTATGTTCATTACCAGATACTATATTTACATCATTAACCAATCTGAATTATCTTTCTTTGTCTAATAACAAGCTATGTTCATTACCAGATGTTATATTTACATCATTGGTTAAAATGCAACAATTAATAATTTGTAACAATCAATTTACCACGTTGCAAGACAACATATTCGCATGCCTTAAAAATTTAAAAATGCTCAATTTGTCATGTAACAAACTGTCTATTTTGCCAGACAATATTTTTGAACCACTTGAGACCATAGAAGAAATAAATATTTCTAACAATTATTTAACAAAAATACCATCTTCCATCATGAAATGTCTAACCTTGATACCTACAGCATTTGCATATCACAATAATTTACTAAAAGATGATCTAATAGCTACACATTTTCACCAAAAAGTCATTGCAATGGTGTATGGCAAGCGTGAAGTTTTTTAATAAACACAAAATAACTTTTTTCTATA